CAAATTTGCCGTTTTAATTATACCCTTGCCTGTCACAGCGATTGTTGCTGTTGTGTTTGCACTAACCACGTTGCTGGTTGTGCTAGTTGTTAGTGTTTGTGCAACAAGCGAAAGGTTCCATGCTCCTGTTGGATTTGTAACAGTAATTGTTCCTGCTCCGTTGGCTATTGATGCTGAATAAACAATACCCGAAGCTGTGTTCGAAGAGCCATTTGATTGATAAATGAATTCACCAACTTCGACAGCAGCGTTACCGGTAAAGTTATTCACAGTCAAAACATTGATACTTTCCGTACCCGACTGCTCAACAAGCTCTCCTTCACTGAAATTTAATGAAGCATTGGCAATGTAAAAAATCCAATCGCGCTTATCAGCACCAGCAGTTTTAGGTTCATAAATTGTAACAAAAGGTTTTTTTGTATAATCTTGACCACCGTCAACACCAACAATAGAAGCAATTGTTCCTATTACTTGATCAGAGATATCAAAGCAATCCAAAAGAACTGCTGTTGAATCCCCAGCTGGATATTTTGGAAATCCATAACCACTGGTTGTGTTTGCATTTGATGCATCGAGCCTAATCGACATAAAAGGAACATTTGCTCCCGCATCCGCTTCATTATTAGCCCTGAGATATGTATTGTCTAATCGAACATTTTCTGTGTGCGTGAGACTACCAACAGAAAATGAAGCCCCTGTCCCAAGACCAATTTCTTCTACGCTTGAATTTGCACCTGATGTATTACCGTAGATATAATTGTTACCGAGAGCAGTAAATGTGTTGTTAACACTAATCACACCGATCGATGTTGCGTTTTGACCCATCACATTTCCCGATGCTGTAACATTTGTGTATGTGTTGGTGAGAGCTGTAATAGTGTTACCTGATTTAAAGAACTGAGTTAGTGCTGGTGTATTGCCAGAAGACACGTTACCTGTATGTGTTGCAATAAGCATTGTACCATCAGTATTAGTTGTGTAATTTACAGAAAGAACAATACCGTTCCCTGCTAGAACACTACCACTAATATTATATGTCCACGCCTCTACAATATCACCATTCTGGAAAGTACCGTTTGCTGAAATAAAATCTATATTGGCGAGTGGTTGGTACACTTTTTCAAACAGTGTAAAGGCGTTTCCGTTTGAGACATCGAGGACTTTTGTCGAAACAATTACAGAAGAGTTTGTTGTATATCCAAACCCTCCGTCCTCGAGAACAAATCTGACTATACCTGTCTCTGTTGAAACTGCAGAGACTCTTAGTAGACCGCTGCGTCCAGACCCACCTGTAAATTTAACAATGTCACCCACTGCAAACCCTGCCCCCCCTGTAATCACATCACAAGAGCTTAAGGAGCCGAGAATTTTAGGATAGCCATTCAAAACTGGGTTAGAAAATGCCGTGAGAATTTCCCCAGCACTGAAAACGCCATTTATACCACTCAACAACACAACTGTAATATATTTTCCATTAACACGTGTTTTAATAATTTTCTCAACAAACGCTGTTGCTTGTGACTCAGAACCTATTACTTGCTTATTAACAAGCTCGTTAGTATTTACTGCACCGGGTTCTAACTCGAGATATTGAGGAACAAACCATGTTCCATCCGAAAGTTTAAACAAATCATCTTTCGGATAATAAATCGTCGGTGTTACGTTGTAGGCAGCTTTGAAGAAAATTTCATAGCTTCGCTGTGAACCTTTAGATCTATAAAAGTCCATGATATGTTTAACAAGAAACTTTGTATCAGGAACTGCAAGATCGAGAGGAAAATTTTTGAGGTATTTTTCTTTAAAATGAATTGCAAAATCATCAATTGTTTTATCAATATCTCTAAATTCTACAAGATTTCGTGCAAAATACACAGCGTTGTTTGTTGATTCGAGATACTTGTAATACTCTTTGACAAATTCAACAAAATTAGCCCCGTCTTCTGCATAAAAGCTAGGAAATTGCTTTTCTACAAAAAGCGAGATTGTATCAGGTATTTCTCTCATTACTCTCTCACTCTTTCAACATCAATGTTAATGTCTTGTTCGAGAATTCTCAAAATAATGTTTTTTCTACTGAATATATCTTTGCTTGCAGGGACTGCGTAAAACTTCAGTACTCCTCCCTCAACACTAGATGGGTTGAAATTCGAGAGTGTTAAACGACCAGACGATGTGTTGGACGTACCAACTGACTGGACAACAACACTTTCTTCGCCTTGATCCGTTACGATGTTTAGTGTTCCTGCATTATCTTTAATTGCACATGTTTTTCCGCCAAATGTAAAACGTGATGAAACAACTGTGTGTCCAATGGTGGTAGAATATCTATTTGCCGTTATATAATATTCTTCTGTCAACGGCATATCAAAATCAATAACATAGTTTGTTGCCCTACCAACTTGCAAAGTTGGTGCTGTGAGAATTTTTATAGCGCGCACCTGTGTTTCATTGCTTACTATTGCAGGATCAGCAGCATCTATTGCTTTCAATAATTGACTGTATCTCAAAGTTGATTCGAAGTCGTCGAGATATTGATCACTAAAATCATTGATTGCAGCTTGAACAACAGTTTTAATTTCCTCTGGTTGTTTTGTCGAAATATTGACGTTGTATTTTACAAGACTATTAACATCAACATATGTAAATTCAGGATCAATAAATTCTGGTGTTATTGTGAGTGGTGTTTTTGTTCTAATAAAATCTTTGTATATGAGTTTATTTGCGTTAGGCACTCCATCCGCATCCATGATGTCAACTGAAACAAAAACCTTACCATATTGTGGAGGGTTAAGATCCTCACCTCCATAAACATTAATCGATTGAATTTCCGGAAACTGAACTTGTAATAATGTTTTGTAGTCAGTCGTAGTTACAGCACGCTCTTGTGTTGCCACAGCACGTGGAGCATTGAAACGTATCGATTCGATAGACTCGGCAACGGCACCACCTATTGCTGAAGAAACAGTCGTAATTGTAATATTTGTATGCCCATCGATTGCTCCGTCGTTAACAAACGTTGAGGCCCCGTTTGGCAGCTCACCGCTTGAAACTCTATATTCAACAGTAGCAACAGAACCATTTTTTGGTTTTTTTCCAAACACACCGTCACCAAAGACTATTTCGTACTGACTGTTTTCAGCTGGTTGAACAAAAAATATTTTTGATAGTGGGGTCACATCAAACAACGACTGTGCTCTCGAATATGATTCAATCACAGAACCACTATCTTCAATCACTGTCACAGTTGCTGAAGAAATATCAAGAGTGGGGTTGGAGAGAACAAAACGTTGATTTGTTTTTGTTTCATCATATACAAATGAATCAGTGTAATATGAACCTTCGTAGACGGTTACGTCTGTAGCTGTATAAGTGCCGTTTACAGAACTGTTCAACACAATATTTTCTGATGTGTTAAACGAATATGTTGTTGAACCCACGCGTGATGTAAATGATGTTCCTTTTGGTATCAGTACGGATGAGACTGAGCTTGTTGGTGTTATGGCAATATTAATAACAGCCTGAGCTGATTTGTGAGATCTAGGAAGATAGTTTAGTTCTTTTGCATGTGATACAACACTGTCTCTAAGTTGTGCTGTGTCAAGAAACATCTCACTAGCAACCATATTCAAATAAAACGAATTTAAATAGGAGTTGTATGCAAGAAGATCAACCAGCATAGCCATGTTTGAACCTTCAAAGTTATAGTCTTTGAAAGCTGTGTTGTTTTTAAAGTAGGTTTTTAAGTTGTTTTTGATTGTATCAAAATCTAAACCCACAAGATTGACGCTTGTATTAGCTGCCATTATCGTACCCTGGTTAGAATTAAATCAAGAACCTGTGGCTCTGCACTATTTATTGTTGAAAAAACAATAGTTACAGTGTAGGCGTTAATTTCAGGTTGACCTGAAACAATTGTGTTTATCAGTTTTGCTCTTGGTTCAAAATTTGTTATTGCTGTTTCAATAAAGGACTTGATTGCTGACTCAGTTGACGGTTCGATATTCTCAAAAAGCATTGTTCTTACATCACAACCAAAATCATAATTAAAAAACCTCTCACCACGATTTGTTAAGATTATATTCCTAATTGAGTTTTTAACTGCATCAACGTTTTCAAACTTATACAATTCTTCCGACCCTGCAACCTTTTCCATTGATGCAGGAAAATCGCTGTAGTACACAGTCTGTTTTTTTGTTGATGTGAATCTATCTCTTCTTGTGGCTACAAACGCCATTTTTTTCTCCCTCAGCTACAGTCAAAGCCTTAGTTTCTTTTATTATGATGGTGCACCCGTTGTCCCACCTTGAGGATCTGAATGGATATGGGTTTCAAGATCAATCCCTCTGCCCGTGACCCCATCCTCACCCACTATTTTTCCTGTTACTGTCAGATTACCATTCAACGTAATATTGCCGTTCCAAGTTGTTTGAGGACAGACAACTGTTGCTTGAGGGCAAGTAATAGAAGCATTACCGTTAATTTGTATGTTAACATTGCCCTGCACGTACACAGTTTTATTTTTAACAACTATCTCGTAATCATCACCAACAATTTTTTCTACACGGCGTCCTGATGCATCAACTTCTCTATATGTTCCCGATTTGTGATACTCATGCAACCTTTCATAGTTTGGTGTATCGTCGACCTCAAACACATGCCCTGATTCTGAACGAAACACCTTATTGAACGGATATCGTGAATTGTATGCACTAGGAGGCTCAGGACCAAGCAACTGTTTATTTAGGTTGTTGATTTCCCGTGCAAGTTCAGGCACATCGTGTTGTTTTGGATCTTTATCTGGAATACCAAACATAGAACCAAAATATACAGGCATCTGGCTTTCAACCCCATCCATAAAAAAACCAAATACTGTTGAACCAATTAGAGGGCCAACAGGTGCCATACCAACTTGACCCTTTGAAGCGCTAGTTATTGGAACAAGAGGAGTTGCCCAAGGCAGTTGAGATGTTGGCAGTTGTTGTGTGTTTTCGTTGTTGTGGACAGTGTTAATTCTCACTTTCACTCTGCCAAGTTTTAAAGGATCGTCACGATCTTCTACAATACCGAAAAACCATTTAAATCCTTCTGACCCTATATTTTTTGTTGTCATGCTGAATATCCCATCTTCTCAAGTTTCATTGCTGTGTAATGCGTGGATTGAGCACCGGGTGAAATTAAATGTCTCAATCCAGTTATTAAATACTTTCCTGATATTTTAGCTTCTTTGCTATCACGCCCTGTCGTACCTTTCGCATTTGCTGTATTAATCACCAAGGTTTCCCCTGCTGTGAGCGTTGAATCACCGTAAACAAGAACAGAAATCCCTACTGTACCAAACATTGTCTGGTATGCATTTTTACGACCAATGTTTGCAGAGAGTGGATTGGTTGTTTGAGAGGAGTCCCCTACACTAAAAAATGTTTTTGCTTTCTTTACAGATTTATTTAAACCTGCAAAAAACTCTTGGGTATTAAATGGTGTTGCAGCTTGGTCAGACGCAATAAATTGATTCGCGTTCTTAACAAAATCAACTTCGGTTTTGTTAATTTGCTTTGTTATCATATCAAAAGTTTCTGTAACGTTTTTATAACCACCTGCAACAACATTCCTCACCGAATCTGCAAGGTCGTTTTTATCGAGAACGACAATGTTTCGGAACGAATTTGCTTTCACATCTTTGTTTGTTGATGTGGAAGAATTATCATAGGTAAATTCTTTTGACCCAATATCATTGCGTTTTGTAAGGAGTAAAGATTCTAGTGTCCTAAAATGAAATCCGTGTTGGTTTTCATAAAACTTATATGAAGAATTTGGAACCTCTGCACTCACAGCTCTTTCTTTGAGAAAGTCAATAGCTTGGAAGGGGTATAAATTTGGTATTGCTACAGGCACAATTCCTTTTGTTTTTTCAACAAAAACTTTTTTTGATGAACCAATCTGTTTGGTGAGAATGTTTGTAATAATATTTTCAAACGGTTCCTCATACGAAATATTAAGTTTACCAACAGTTATCGCTTGTATTGACTCAACAGAAACACCTTCTAAAACATACAAAGAGACTTTGTTGTTTGTTCTATCAACTTTATCTTTTAACTTGTAGATACGAAACGTGTATGTGGTGATGTCGTCGACAGATGGTGTTTTAAATAAAACTTCAAGCGTTTCTTCCCCATTTATTGGAAATGTTCTCCACAGATCAATACTGTCTTCCATCAACACTTCACAAAACACAGTCGGGTCGTAAACACTCTCAAAAATACTTAAATTTTTTATTTGAGGTGTAATATCCAACGCTGCACCGCTATCATTAGATAATTCAGCCTTGTATATTTTAACATTTCCTGGAGTAAATTGTTGCTTCATGTTAGCAGATTTTTCATCTCAATTTCTATTTGATTGAGGTATGCTCTATCGAGGATGTATATTTCTTTTCGCTGCTCGTTTAATTCTTCTTCATAATCAAAAGCAGAAACTGGGCTAAAATAAACTGATTCAATATCAGACAGTGATTGTTTTAGTGTAGTTACTGATGTTACAGTTGCTGTTGACGTGTTTGCAAAGTTAGTGATCGAACCTGTTGTAAATTCCCCTTGAATTTTATCAACAATCACAACACCATCTGATGTACTCACTACAATACCCGAAGCCGCCGTTCCTTGTTTTACGATTTGATCTACAGCAAAAGGAACTGCACCATCGTGATTTATTTCAACAGTTTTATTTGTTTCAATAACTGTATCGTGCTTTGCTCTCTCGTATGAAACAATCTTGTTTTTAAAATCAAATACAGGAGCCCAATATTTTTTTAAAGCAGCTGGTAAAGAGTCGTAGGCACCAGGACTAATCATCGACTCATCTGACTCCCAATTGTTTCTAAAAAACAATATTCTTTCTTGAGCTTGAGCAACCGATTGATATTTTGTTTTTATATACTCACTAATTTCATTTTGAGAAAGCGGCCATTGGAAATAAGGATCAATAATTTCGTTTGCATAGTATATTAACCAAGCAAAATTTGGATCTTCGTAATAGTTTTGTGCTATTGTATCTGGTCGCTCTCCTTCTCTCACTGTATAAGGAAAAAAAACAGATGTTTTATTGCGAACTTCACTGTCGATTTTCGCCCTTGCAATAATATTTGTTACAAAGGCATTGCCATATGAAATAGTGGGGAAGTTTTTAAAATACGCAGTTGCCATTATCTATCTCTTTCCTGATTTGATGGATCATTAGGATTAACAACTACAGACTGCACTCTATCCCTTGTAAACAGTTCGATCTCTTTAAACTGCAACTGAATATCAACACTCACAGGGTTACCACTGCTACCTCTGTAAAATGCTGGCCCGTTGGGTGCATAGTTCACTGACATAGATTCAAGCACACATTCAAGAATAGGGTAAGGTTGGGTGGGGAAGATTTCTATCTTAACTTTGTCAGGGAAACCAAAAAAGAATTGATCAATTGTTGGAGGAAGCATACGACGACGCATTGTTTGAATAATTTGCTTAATAATGTAACTTTCTGTTTCATTTCTCGGATTGAGTTTGAACGCGAATTGATGCGATCTGAAGCCAATGTTGTCAAACAAAACAGCCATGTTGGGATTGATGGAAGCACCGAGAGCTTTAGAGGCAGCGGCACCAATACCTGGAACAGCAGCCATTACTGCTGAGGCAGCGAGAGATGTTATTGCAGCTTGACCCTGTTTGCTTGTTGCTTTACTTACAGCAGCACCTAATGTTGCCCCCATTTGTTCGCCACTTTGTTGAAAACCACCTGCATTCTCAAACTCTTTAACGACGCTATCTGCCATTCCGCCAAGAACGTTAAGAGCTTCAGTTTTGTAGTTTGCCTGGTACGTTTCTGTCATTGTTGGTGTTAACGGCAATTGAATAATTGCCGAATCTGTCTTAATTTCTTTCATTAGTGGTGAATCTTTTTTGAACATTTCAAACGTCAATTGAATAAAATGATCTCCAAGATCTTGAGGAAATTTAAATACATTACCCCCAATTGTTTTTCTTGATTCCTCAGGCTGAATTTCCGTGGGTACAGGGGCACCTTTTTTTACACCTTTATAGATAGATGATTGCTGCAATGCATTCGTTACCTGCATAGCAGCTCCTGTTAAAGCAGCAGAGCTAACATTTCCTTGTTTCAGTAGCTTAGATGCTTGGTCTGAAAAGGCGTTAAAAGCTGTTGCTGTGCTACTTGAAAGTGTGCCAACGACACCTGAAACAGCTCCTAAACTTTGCTGTCCTATCGATGTTAGTTTATCTGATACTGTTACTGCTGCTTGGCCGATCTCTGATGCTGAGGGCATAAATACTTCCTACAATGAGTAATAAAGGCTTTTTTAAACCAAGGAACCCTAAAAAATACAAAGGCGATCCCACGCGAATTATTTATAGGTCGTCGTGGGAGTGTAAGCTAATGATGTATTTAGACGGCCACCCCGATGTAATTCAATGGGCTAGCGAAGAGTTTTCAATACCATATATCTCCCCCATCGACGGTAAAATTCACAGATATTTTCCAGACTTCTGGGTTAAAAAAAGAAACAGTGGATTAGAAGAGGTGTTGGTAATTGAAGTTAAACCAAGAGCGCAAACAAAACCACCCGTTCCGCAGAAACAACGAACGAAAAGATACATCAATGAAGTGCGCACATGGGGAATTAATAGTGCAAAATGGGAAGCAGCACACCAATTCTGTCAAGATAGAAAATGGAAATTTGTTATTTTTGATGAATACAGTCTGGGTGTCGTAAATGGCTGAAATATTTAATAAACTTCTCAAACAAGGATTGAAAGAAGGTTATATTCCTGCAAGAACCCAAGAAGCACGCGATTGGTTTCGTGAACAAGCAGAGGACGTTGTTGTCCGCGATCAAAGATATGTAATCAGAACAAATCCTGTTGTGACAAGTAGAGTAATCACCGGTTTCATGTATCTGTTCCAGTACAAAGCTCAAACAAAAACAATTCCCTATTACGATAGATTCCCAGTTGTTTTTCCATTCCGCCGCAACAAAGATGGTTTTTATGGAATAAACCTTCACTATCTTCCCTTTGAATACAGAGCAATATTGATGGATAAGTTGTATGACTTGGCACTTGATGAAAACTATGATGAAGAAACAAGACTGCGAATGACATATTCTATTCTTGATAGTGCTGGTAAATTTAGATTTTTTCGCCCTTGTATTAAACACTACCTAAATAACAATGTTCAATCGCGTTTTGCACTTATACCGGCCAATCAATGGGATATAGCATTATTTCTTCCGCTTCACAGATTTGTTAAACAGAGTGGGGGCAATCAGCCTGTTGTAACAGTACACCGCGACTCAATTAGAAAAATTAGAAGGGGCAAGTAGTGGCAAAAAAAATCGATAACGCAATGAATGTTCTAGGAACTGTTGCCGCTGTTTCTTCGTTTCTCAACCTCAACAGTAAAACACCGGGCAATTCAAAACTAACAAACTTCTATGCCTCGTTAAAAAAACATAGCATGGCAAGAACAAACAGATTTGAAGTATTAATGTCGTTGCCTAAAATCTTAGCTTCTTATAACAACAGCGAGTCTCATAGACTTCTTCAACTGAGATGTGATACTGCTTCTGTACCAGGTGTTACACTCACTACTGAAGATGTTAGAAGATATGGTTACGGTCTTAGTGAAAAAATTCCTACAGGTGCTCAAGTTGGGGACTTCTCATGCTCGTTTATTGGTGATGCTGAAGGTCTTGTGTATAAGCTGTTTTACAGGTGGATGAATGGTATTGTTAAATGGGATGAAAAACCAAACGCTAGTGGAAAAATATCGTACAACAAACTACGTCCTTATGAGTTTGAATACAAAGAGAACTATGCCTCAATAATCCAGTTACTTACCTACGATGAGAATGAAGATAAACTTCTTTCTTATACTCTCTACGACGCATTTCCTGTTGCTATTGGGGAAATTCAATATAACTGGGGTGACAACGATAACTTAGTAAGAATACCAGTGAATTTTGCGTATTCTTATTTTAAAGTTGATAACATTGATGAAGATATAGTATTTAAGCCTGGTGCCGCAAATGAACTTGGTCTCATTGGCACCCTCGTAAAAGTTGGCACTGCCGTACAAACACTCGCTTCACTTAGAAAACCAAGAAGTGTAGCTGATGCTCTTAACGTTGCAAATAATGCAAAGCTGGTAATTGGTAATTTAAAATTATAAGGAGATGAAATGGGACTACCTAAACTTAATCACCCAACGTTTCAGTTGACACTTCCGTCAACAAAACAAGAACTGACGATGAGACCGTTCCTCGTCAGAGAAGAAAAAATTCTGCTCACTGCACAGCAGACCGAAGATCCAAAAGAAGTAATCAACGCAATCAAACAAGTAATTAACAACTGTATTGTTGGTGATTTTAATACTGATGCATTGACTACATTTGATCTCGAATATGTTTTTATCAAACTAAGAGCTCGCTCAGTTAATAACGTCATTAAGTTAACATATCGTGACAGCGAAGATAATCAACGGTACGATGTCGAGTGCAATCTTGATACTGTCGAGATTTCACATACCCCCGGTCATACAAACATTGTAAATGTTAATGATGCAATGACAATTATCATGAAATATCCAAACGCTGCTCTGATGCAAACCCTTGACCCAGAGCTCAATGAATCAGAAATCTTTTTTGAATTACTTAATGCTTGTATAGATGTGATTGTTGATGGTGGCACACACTACAAGGTTGCTGAATATTCGAAAGAAGAAGTCGGTGAGTTTATATCTTCACTTGATGTCAACACGTTTGAAAAGATTCAAGAATTTTTTCAGACAATGCCAAAAATAAAACATGAATTGAAATATACAAACAGTCTTGGAACAGAAAGAGTAATTACGCTTGATAACATAAACGATTTTTTTACGTTGGGCTAAGCCACAATTCAATTAGTAATTATTACATGCTGAATTTTGGTCTAGCCCAGCATCATAAGTGGTCGATCACCGAAATTGAAGAAATGATACCTTATGAAAGAGACATATATGTTGATTTGTTAAAAGATTATCTCGATAAAGAACAAGAACGATTAAAGGCTGCAAACCGTGGCAGAAAATAATAACAAAGACATCGAAGAGCAAACAAAGCAAAGCGTTAGAGAAATTAAGTCTGAAACAAAGACAGGGCTGGGCTTTGTTAAAAAAGCAGTAGGAGCAGCTACTGAAGATATAAAAGATGCTCTGAACAACGCTGAAACATCGATTAAAGATGGCGTTAAACGAGCTAAGTCAGACATTGCTGAAACAGAAAAAAAAGTAAAAAGTGGTTTACGTGAGCTCGTTGAAAAGTCAAAAAAACAAATACAGCAGGCACGCGAAGACGCAATTGAAGAAGTATCTTCTGCTGTAAACAAAACTGCAAGTGAAGCTATTAGCGATGTAGAAAGAGCCTTTAAGAAAAGCACTAAAGAAGCTGAAAAATCTTTAGAAGATTCAGCAAAAGAAGCTGAGAAAGCTCTAAGGGATTCAAAAAAAGAAGCCGTTGATGCTGTTAGAGAAGCAGCAAAAGAGGCAGTGGATGAGCAGAAGAAAAAACCTGCTGTAGAAAAGGCGGGTGAGCAAGAAAAGAAAAAACCCACCGATCTTGCAACAAAACTTCTTCAAGATATTCTTTCTGAAGTAAAAGTAATTCGTAAGGTTGTTGAGAAAAGGGTTTCTTTCGATCCTAAATCAGGTCGTTACAGAGGTGCTGGTGGTCGCTACGTAAAAGAAGGCGATGTTCGTGAAGAGGGTGCAACAAAAGAGAAAAGTGAGAGAGAAGAGAAGAAAAAAGGTCTGTTTAGCGATATTAGAAAGAAATTTGTTGTTGTTAAAAAAACAGCATCCAAAAAACTTGCCCCAGCTGCTGAGGGAGCAAAGGACATTAAAGAAGGGGTTGGTGGTTTACTAACAAACCCTCTTGTGATAGCTGGTCTGCTAGCATTTCTTGCTCCTAAAGAAACACTCACCTTCCTCAAAGGATTTTTGGGTGAAATGTTGTTTGGTGAAAACGCAAACACATTCACTCAAGGATTTGTTGCATTCGTGGGATTGTGGAGTGGGTTCAAAATATACAATGCTGTTGCAAACATTCTAAAAGTTGTCAAAGGATTGTGGACAATTGGTAGGTTCTTGTTTATGAACCCTGCTC